CCCCTCCCCCGCCGGCCTGACAGCTTGCGGGGGCTTTGCTTTGCCTAGGCAATAGGGCATGGGAAGGGAGAGAAGGGGAAGGGAAGGGGGAACCCGTCAGGCCTGCCCCTGGCGCTTGGCAATAGGGGGAAGCTTCCCCGCCTTGCCCCTGCCGGCCTGCCGGTGATCCCTGCCGGCCTGCCGCGCTGCCGGCGCTGCCCCTGGGGATTTCCCCCGCTTGCCCCTGCCGGTCGCCGGACGCTGCCGCGATCGCTGCCGGACGTCCGCCGGCGCCGTCCCTACCCCTGCCGGGGAAAACCGGGGGTTTTAGGGGGTTTTCAAGGGGTGCAACCCCACCGGGGGAGGGGGTCGGTAGCTGGCGGCGCGCGGAAACCCTAGCGGGTTCACCCCTATGCACTTTTTCTGCAATAAGCCCTGCTACTGTGCAGTATTAGGGAAACTAATAGGGTAAGGCTAAGTGCTAGATCGGCTTGACAGGGGTGGGGTGAACCCCCTCTCTTGACTCTCCCCCACACCCCCCTCAGTCCCCCTGCTAGGGGGAAGGGGTTCAGAGGCCGTGAGGCCGGAGAACTCCTGGGGTGACTAACAGTGAACGCAGTGAGCGCACTAATAGTTGTAAAGGTTAAAAGGGGTTATAGGTTTAAGGCATGAACCGCGAAGAATGTGTGAGTGAGAGCAGTTTGCCGGATGCCCTTGGGATCAGCCGTAAGGAGCTCGTAGCGTTCCGCAAGGAGTGCTTCGAGGGGCTGGACTGGGTGTACGAGCCGAGCCGGAGGGTCAAGAGCACCTGGAAGGTCTTGTGGACGCCGATTGGGATGATGAAGATCAAGGCGCGCTTTAAGCTCGCTGACGAGGAGGTTAAGGAGGTCGAGGAGCAGATTAGTGTCGCTGCGCAGGAATGGGACGGGGTGGTGGTGTCTAGGGTGCGCAACCCGAGGATTATCATCTGCAAGGTCGGGAAGGATGAGGTTAAGGTGATGGTCAAGGATAACTCTAAGTTCGTCGCTGGGATGACGGTGCCGCTGCGGAAGGACGCGGGGCGCTGGGTTGCCAAGCGTCATCCTCGCTTCGGAGGGAAGTGGTGATGGCTAAGAAGAAGAAGGCTAAGCCGGTGAAGGCGAAGGCTAAGGTCAAGGCTAAGGCTAGACGTCGAAAGCCTGACGGCTTGGATGTAGCGGCGTTCCGTGTGGACGATCTGTTCAAGGGGCGTAAGGCTGGGTCATTCAGCTTGAGCGAGGAGAGCTCAGATGAGCAGATGCAGGGCTTTCTGGCCGAGTTCTCGGAGAAGGCGCCGGGTTACGTCGAGCAAGGTGCGTTCATCGTCCAGGGGAAGGATGGCCGGTGGAAGGTCGTTGTCTTCGGAGGGACGAACTTCGAGAACGTGATGGGTAAGGTTCTCAGGGTGGGGATACTGGGATTAGCGCAGGGAGCCGAGGAAGCCTAAGATTAGTTTGACTTATCCTTGCCATAAGGGAAACTTATCATCGAAATGAACAACAAGAAGCACGAAGCCTCCGAGTCTAAGGGTAAGCCTGCCGGCAAGGGCAAGGATTTGATTAAGGGTGATTACAACAAGATGGAAGCCCTGATGCGCGGGAAGCCGTCTGCGGCTAAGAAGGTGAACTACAAGGGTCGCTGAGATGGCTGACTACAAGGGCAGGAAGGTCAGCCTGAACAAGCCGTTCAGGACGCCGGGTGGCCCGAAGAAGTCCGCCGTGTACGTCAAGGACGGCGGGAAGACGAAGATCGTGCGCTTCGGTGATCCGAACATGTCGATCAAGAAGAGCAACCCCGCGAGGCGTAAATCTTTCAGAGCGCGGCATAAGTGCGCGACTCCCGGCCCGAAGACTAAGGCGAGATACTGGAGCTGCAAAGCCTGGTGAACCTCACTCCGCATCCAGTCATCCGGTTGCCGAGCACCGACGAGCTCAAGGCTCTGAAGGATCAGCTCGGGGCGGAGAAGCTCGCGGAGATACTCAGATTGCGCGAGGAGAAAATCCTCGCTGAGAAGCAAGACCCGTATCGTCACGGCTATGAGCCTTTCCACTGGAAGGCGGCTGATGACTTCTTACAGCAGTACCAGGAGGTGTGCGTGTTGGGTGGCAACCGAGCCGGCAAGACGGAATGGGCGGCTAAGAGGGTGGTTGCGGCGATGGTCAATATCCCGAACGCCCGAGTCTGGTGCTTGCATACGACGAGTCAGTCCTCGATCCAGATGCAACAGAACGTCATCTGGAAGTACTTGCCGCCTGAGTTCAAGGGGCTAAAGAAGGGCCGAGTTACTAACATTCAGTACACGCAGAAAAACGGCTTCTCCGACGGCACGTTCATCTTCCCGAACGGCAGTCAGTGCCACTTCATGAACTACGCTCAGGAAAGGCGGGTCATCGAAGGCGGCGAGTGCGATATCATCTGGTGCGACGAGCTCGTCCCGCTAGACTGGGTTGAGACGCTGCGCTACCGAGTCGTCACCCGTCGCGGTAAGCTCATCGTGACGTTCACCCCGGTGCAGGGGTACTCGAACGTCGTGAAGGAATACGTCTCTGGTTGCAAATACTTGGAGACTAAGCCTGCGGCTATTCTTGATCCCAAGCACCAGCACGTCCCTGGCGTCCCGCTAGGCCACATGCCGTATCGGGCGAAATCCAGAGGCAAGGACGCTGGCGTCGTCTGGTTTCACTCTGAGTTCAACCCTTATAACCCTTTCGACGAGCTCAGGAAGACCCTTGATGGCAAGACTGCTTACGAGCGAAAAATCCGAGCCTACGGCTGGGCTGATGGTCTAGCCGGGGCGCAATTCCCGAGGTTCGGGGACGCGAACATCCTGAAGCCGGCGGATGTGCCGAAGGAAGGCACGAACTTCATGGTCATCGACCCTGCGGGGGCGCGTAACTGGTTCATGCTCTGGCTGCGCGCCGTGGGGACGGGCGAGAACACTAAATGGTACATCTACCGCGAGTGGCCTGACAAGACCTACGGGGAATGGGCGCTTCCGGACTCTAAGCTCGACGGTAAGGCCGGGGCTGCTCAGCGCGCGGGCGGAGGCAGGGGTATCAACGAATACAAGGAGACGATTAGAGACGTCGAAGTCGATACGGTCATTTCCGAACGATTTATCGACCCGAGAGCCGGGGCGACCCAGGCGGCGGGCAAGGAGGGCGGGACTTCGCTCATCGAACTCCTAGAGACTGACCCTGACCCGATGTACTTCACGCCGGCTGCTGGCATTAAGATCGAGGAAGGCATCGCTATCATCAATGACGCGCTGGCCTACGACCAGAACCAGCCGGTCACGGTGCTCAACCAGCCGAAACTCTTTATTTCAGAGGATTGCGACAACCTCATCTACTCATTGAGGGAGTGGACGGGGGCAGATGGCGAGAAGGGTGCGTCGAAAGACCCTATCGACTGCCTGAGATACCTCGTAGTCATGCAACCTGAGCAGGAAGACGAGGAAACCTGGAAGGCAACCCGTGGTGGTTCGTATTAATTTATGCCAAAAGACCCAAAAGACTATCCAATCGTGCTTTCGCGTTCGCTTGCCGAGGAAATGACGGGCATAGACGTACGAGAGCTCGATAATCTTCGCAAGAAGGGGCTTGTCCGGTGTTTCAAGACGCTCGGAGGGCAATACCGCTTCCATAAGTTGTCCTTGATCCAATATATCGAGTCAAAATCCCACTACTTTACACAAATCAATGCAGAGCAAGTACAACAGGAGCGATAAGCTCGTTTTTGCGAGCGATACGCCTGATATTCAGGAACTCCAGAGCGAGTTCGATCGTTCTTTGACGAACGGTGGCAATATCAGCCGCATTAACAGCAACGACGACATCCGCCTTGCTCGCTGGGAAGGCCAGAGCGACGACGGCAAGAAATACAGCCGTAATCAGCGCGACGGCGAGGGTGCGTTCCCGTTCGAGGGTGCTTCCGACGTCCGCGTGCGCCTCGTTGACAGCATTATCAATGAATTAGTGATGCTTTTGGTGAACTCTTGGCAGCTCGCCCGCATCCGCGTGACCGGCACTGAGTACGGAGACGCCAGCACCGCTGCCGCTGTCCAGACCCTTGCCCGCTGGATCGTCGAGAACAAACTCCGCGCCGACCTCGAACGCGAGGCTGAACTCTGGGCGCAATACTCGCAGAATTACGGCTGGGCGGTCATGCACGTCGGCTGGGAGCGTCGCCTGGGAAGCCGGGAAGTCACCGAAACCCTGCCTACGCTCGAAGAACGTGCCGCTATGGACGGCGTGCTCGCTGAAGCCCTGCGCCAGATGGTTGCCACCGGCGCCTCTGACATTACGGCTGATTTGTTCGCTAATGCCCTCGGTTGCTCGTCCGATGAAGCCCGTCGTATCGCTACGGAGCTCCTGAACTCAGGTGTTTCGACGTATAGCCAGCAATACAACCGGATTAACCTCCCTGTTTGCGCCGCCCTGAAGCCTTACGAGGAAATCAGCTTCCCGCCGGAAACCTTAGACCTTCAGGACGCCCGCGTCATCTTCAAGCGCACGTTCATGTCGGAAGTCGAACTCCGCGAGATGATTAAGGCCGACGGATGGGACGAAGCCTTCGTCGAGGAAGCCGCGAACACCGCCGGCAAGTCCGCCTACCTCACCGATCCGAACCTCATCCCGGTCACGTCGAACGTCTCGAACGCCATGCACCGCGCGGACAACCTCATCGAGATTGTGTACGCTTATAGCCGTCAAATCGACGCGAACGGCGTGCCTTGCGTTTATTACACGATTTTCTCTCCGCAGACGAGCCAGGTCGAGACTTACGCTAAGCACACTAAGCTCGATTACGCTCACGGTGAGTACCCGTTCATCGAACTCCGCCGCGAGCGCCTGAAGCGCGCCGTCGTCGAGTCCCGTGGCGTCCCTGAGATTGCTTTCACCGACCAGGAGGAGATTAAGGCTCAAAAGGACAGCCTGCGCGACCGCACTGCCTTTGAAACGCTCCCCCCTATTAAGGTAAAGAAGCGACTCGGCACCCAGAACCAGATTGCCCCCGGTTCCCTGCTCCCCGTCACTACCCCTGACGATTACTCGTTCCTTTCGCCGCCCTCGGGCAATCCTACACTCGCCTTCAACCTCATTGATCGTGTGGAAGCCCAGAACGCGGCCTATTTCGGCCTGTTCAACCCTGCCGTCCCCCCGCAGAAGACGCAGATGACCCAGCAGTTCATTGTGAATAACTGGCTTACGGCTTGGAGCCGGGTTCTCAAGCAGATGGTCAGTTTGTCTGTTCAATACCTCGAAGGCAGCGAAATCGAGCGCATCGTCGGCACGCCTATCGTCATGACTCCGAACGAAATCTCGCAGATGTATGATATCGGCGTTTCTTACAACGTCCGCGAGCTCGACACCGATTACGTCATGGAGAAGCTCAAGGCCATCGCCTCGTTCGTCGTCCCGATGGACGCGGGTGGCGTTATCGACCGCAATAAGCTCACGGCGCGCTTTATCGAGGCTATCAGCCCTGAGTCGGCCAAGGACTTGCTCTTGGATCAAAAGACTGCCTCCCAGAAGCTCTATAACGACGTCCAGACGGATATCGCTAAGATGATGGCCGGCATGGAAGTCCAATACGTCGAAAACGACCCCACCGCCGGGACTAAGCTCCAGTATCTCCAGGATATCGTCCAGAAGAACCCGAAGGCTCAGCAGCAGTCTCAGAGCGACCCGCAGTTCCAGGCTCTTATCCAGAATTACATCCAGAACCTCCAGATGAGCGTTCAGCAGCAGCAGAACAAGACCATCGGGCGCCTAGGCGTCACCCCTGTCTCGGATAAGATGGCGCAGGAGGGCCAGCAACCCGGCTATGGCGCTTGACCCGAAAGAAGTCAGGCGGACGCTCGGCTTCGAGAAAAACGAAGTCTTTGACGCTGTTCTCGCGTATATGGACTCTGCTATCGCCGCTGAAGTCGATCGTGCTATCTCTTATAGCATCGAAGGCGAAAAGAGGGTTCACGCTTGCGGACGTGCCGAAGCTCTTAGGGATTTCCGGGATTTGCTCCTCTCTGAGCAGTCGGAAGCCCTCCGAGAGCGTTTCGGGGTCAAGAATAGTGCGTAATCTTGCCAAACCTCGCAAGCGGGGCTGACCCCCGTTGACTTACATCATTTTAGGGCGTTACTGCCCATACGTCCTCTGAGTGGACGCAAAACTCTCTGAATATGGAAGACAACACCAACGCCGAGATCGGAACGGCTCAAAACAACCCCGAGGTACAGTCAAATGCCCAGTCAGGGGCGTTAAACCAAGATAAGCTCGCGGATATCCTCCGTAGCACCCTGTTCGCTGACGCTGAACAGGCGGCACAGCCCGAGGCCGGTGATGAGGGCGAAATCCAGACGGAAGTCAAGGACTCCAACGACGGCGAAGCGTCCCAGCAGGACGAAGTAACCGACACGGAACTCCCCCAGGCAGAGGATGGTATCGACGAAGTTCCTTCACAGCATACGCAAGACGACGACGAAGACAGCGATCTTCCCAAGGGCGTCCAGAAGCGCATCGACAAACTCACGGCTAAGCGCAAGCAGGCCGAGGAGGAAGTCACCAAGCTCCGCGAGGAGATGGAAGCGCTGAAACAGCAAATCCAATCGGCACCTCAGTCCGACACGGCGGTCACTAGCGTCAATGACGCATCTAACCCGTTCGAGTCGCTTCAGACTAAGGCACAGGTCGAAAAGGAACTGGAAAACGCCCGCTGGCTAAAATACAAGTGCATGGAAAACCCCTACGGCTTTGTCCTTGGTGACAAGGAATACGGCCAAGAGGATGTCACCCGGATGTTGGTCAATGCTACGCGCGCCATCGAAGAACAGCTGCCGAAACAGCTGGGAGCGATCCAAACGCGCGAACAGATTGAGCCAATCGCCACCAAGCATTACCCTTGGTGGAACAAGCCGGAGAGCAAGGAATATCAAGTAGCACAGAATGTCCTGAAAGTTTTCCCGAAACTCAAGGCGTTCCCCGACTTCAAGATGTTCATTGGTGATTATGTCAGAGGATACATGACCCGCGAAGGTCAGGTTCCCCAGGCACCTCAGAGGAAAGCACCCGTACAGCCCGTCCGTCCCACCGTAACCCCGGTTAAGTCCAAGCCCGCAGAAGTACAGGCTCGAACCGCCGTGGATCGTTTTCGCAAAACGACGACCGCAGAAGACCTCGCCCGAGTATTAATCTCTAAGAACTTCATTTAATCCCTAACCCCCCTACCCAGGAATACAATCATGGCCCTCCTCACCGAACGCAGCCTCGTCAACGCCGGTAAGCGCGAAGACCTCGCTAACCTCATCGCCCTCGTCGATGCTAAGGACACCCCCTTCACCTCCATGGCGAAGAAGGGTGCCGAACCCGGCAACACCCTGTTCCGCTGGCAGGCTGACCGTCTCCCGTCCACCTCGGCTCCTACGCCGATTGTCGATGGCACTGACGTCGCTGCTTACGACAACTACACCGTCGATGGTGCTACCCAGTACCGCGTCGAACTCTCGAACCGAGTGCAGATCTTCCGCAAGGCTGTCCGCGTCTCGAAGCTCACGCAGTCCTCGGCTACCAACGTCGCCGGCGTCCGCGACGAACTCTCCAACAACGTCTCGAAGGCCATCACGCTCATCAAGCGCGAGATGGAAGTCGCGATGTGCGCCAATCAGGGCGCCCAGGTCGATAACGGCACCGTCGGCTATCGCACCCGTGGTCTGGACAAGTGGATCGTCACCGCCGCCAACATCGACACCGTTGACCTCCCGGCTGCTGCCACCTCGTTCTGCCCTGCCGCCGCGCAGATCAGCACCGTCGGCACCGCCTCCCTCACGGAGTCCGTCGTTCAGGACGTCCTGACCGGCATCTACTCCCAGACCGGCCAGTTCAAGAACTACGACGCCATCGTCGGCCCGACCCTGAAGCGCGCCTTCACGAACCTGGTCTTCACGACCTCCGCCTCTGGCACCAACCAGTACAACACCATCCGCACGCTGACCCGCGACTCCTCCGAGCCGTCCTACATCAGCTCCGTGGACGTGTTCGAAGGTGACTTCGGCCAGATCCGCCTGCACCCGTCGCTGTTCCTGAAGAACAACTTCTCGGGCTACATCATCCCGTTCGACATGCTCGAAGTGCGCTACGGCGGCAACGTCGCTGAAGTCACTGAGCTCCCGAACGCTGGTGGTGGCGAAGCGCGTCTCGTCGAAGCCGTCGCCGGCCTCTGCGTGTACAACCCGCTGGCCTTCGGCAAGTTCGACTTCAGCGCCTAATCCACAGGTGGCTGATATCATCCAGTCCTTCGCTGAGGTTATCCCCTCCCATCTGAGAAATCAGGTGGAGAGGGAACTCCTCAACGGATGGCGGATGCAGGAAACAGCCGCCTATTCTCAGGCTAAGCAGCAGGCAGCGTTCCGTCATGCGAACGCCGCCTCTAGCCTAGAGGGGGTCGGGGAGCTAAAGGCTCAGATCCCCCTTGCTGCTTTTCATTACTGGGGCCAACGCCTCGGCTATGAGTGCTGGGATGACAAGTCGTTCGTGAATGACTTCATCAAGCACAACCCGGAGGTCGCTGTTAAAAACCGCGTCAAGCGGACAGTGGTCAACGGGTCAATTTTCACCTCCGACGGATACCTCTCTTGAGAGCCGTAAACTTCAGCACCATCCTCTTTGAAGGCATCCAGCTCGCTGGACAGGACAGGCATAACATCTCCGACGAGACGTTCGCCCAGTTCCGTGACTTCGCTAACCAGCGCCTTCGCATGGCCTGGGAGTCCCAGGATTGGCCTGACTTGGTTCGTGTGGCTCAGTTCACCGTGAACGCTACCACTGGTACCGTTACCGCCGCGATCCCCGCCGACGCCGGCGAGGTTCTGAACTGCTACGACCAAGACCCCCTTTTAACCCCGAAAGCCCAGCCACTCTCCTACCGCATCTACAACGATGGCAGCGTGGTTAAGCTGGTCTTCGGCTCAGACCCTTCTACGGTCTGGGGGGAGTACCGCATCAAGAAGCCTGAACTGTTCGGTGACGTCTGGACTTCCAGCCTCGCCTACTCAGTGGGAGCACAGGCTTACTTCGACAGCGGAAGCGGCACTGGCACGACCATGCCCATTCCCGGTAAGCCTCATTACGGCGACTTCTGGGAGTGCTTGGAAGCCACCACCGCTGGTCAGTCCCCTACGACTCACCCTGCTAAGTGGGCTAAAAAGGAAGTCCCGTACATCTTCGGGACGTTCGTCTCGCGCGGCATGTACGCCGATTGGCTGCGTTCTGAGCTCCAGATTGAGGCGGCTCAGGTCGCTGAGCAGGAAGCCCAGCTCATGCTCGACCTCGAAATCGACAAGATTTTCCGCCAACAGAAGCAGAGCATCCGTATCAATATGATCCGTACTTACTAACTTTATGTCGAATATCTCCATCTCATCTCCG